ATCATCAAGGACTGGCTGCATTGCATACCGCATTGCCTTGCGCCAGATCGCGTCGGTTTTGGCTTTCCCGATCTCTTCCTTTAACTCGTTCATCTGTTTGATGAGTTCGTCAAAACCTTCCATCTTGAAAGAGACAGTCATTTTTTGAACCTCTCTTTTTTGAAGCCTTTGGCCTGACTCATATAAGCCATGAGCGCATTGCTAACCTGCTCTTCCTTGCTAGGCTCAAAGTCAGGATTTTTGAGGTACTCATTGATGCCGGGAAACATATTCTCCGGCTTGTACGGTGGCGAGCCTTCTTGCCGGATGTAGTTAAATACTCCAGCGGTGATCAATGACATTGCATCGTAGATCGCTCGATTACCCACCATACCATCCACATACATCGTAAGAATCTCCGCAAAAACTTCTTCGCTCAATGCGTTAACCGATTCCTCCGTATGCCCGTTGAAGATCATCGCTGCGGAGACTTGCCTCCGCAAGCTCTGTCTTAATTTTTTTTTATGCTCTTGTAGTCTGGAGAGATCGCGCCTTGAATGGCACTCACAATCTCCTTGACCACAAACTCCGGCAACTGCTCCGTAATCTCATCGTAAGTTTCGTTGATGCTTTCATCTATCTCAGAAACAAGCAGGTGAAAGTATTCTTCGACCTTTGTTTCTTCCATCGCCTGAATCTGCGCCACCTGACGCAACGATGTCCCATCAACGATCAAATCATCGTCCTTGACAACAACGCTCTCTCCGAGCGCTTTAACGAAGTCCTCGCCACCTTCTTGCAGGGTCTTGAGCATAGGGCCAGCAAGACGCTGATAGATCGCCTCCGTGCGTTCTGGGCCGGGGGAGAAGATGCGAGCGTTGATATCTTCAATCTGCTTCTTGAGTGGTACTTTCACCCGCAGATCGAACTTGGTTTCGCCAAGGTCAACGGTAATCTTACGGACTTGCAGCGTATCCTGCTGGACAGCTTTGCCGAGCTTTGAGCCTAGAGTCATTCTGCGTTCCCCTTCAGAATCTTAGAAAAAATGGCATTGTTAAGTCTCACCACGTAATCAACCACTTCCTCGGGACTCAAAGAATCCGCGTGGCATTTGGCGATTTCGTATGCAAGATAGATTCCCGCAACACGCTGCTGCGGGAACCCAAACCAGTTTTTCTGTCCCGATTGAGACAGGGACACGATGAAGGTCAGCAGATCATCGGTATTTTGTATTGTAGTCATCTTGTAAAAACGCCCCCGAAGGGGCGTGTCTCATTACGGGTTAGTTGACCAACCGTAGCTATTGCCGCCAGTCGGATGGATGGTGAAGGTGAACTTACCTTCCGCACCGGGGGCCATATCCCATTGCATACCACCAATACGCCCATTGAACGCATAAGCAACCGTATTGGTACCGTCATAGGTTGCAACGACATAAGTACGAATGACGGTGCCGCTCTCCCCGTCATCGCGGATTTGCAGCATTGCTGCATCAGCCGGATTCCAAGCAGCGGTGATCGTCATGCTGGTCACTTGGTTCTGCGTGGTGATCTTTGCGCCAGTTCGTGCGCCAGCCACCGAGTACGCAGCAAATGCGTCATCAGCACCAAACGCCGGAATAGCTTCTACCGGAACTGCAATGCCAGCAGTACCAGTACCACCAGCAGCGGTTCCAATAATGTCTGCTACTTGACCCGTCCATGTAGCCAGTTGCGTATCGGTCAGCGGGGTTGGGGTAACGTCATCCTGCATCCACAGCGTTGCGGAAAATCCCGGCATGACTTTGTTAATGAGTGCCATTTTCAGTTCCTCGTTAAAGTTGGTTCAAGTCTTGTCTTATGCTGGAATATCCAAAGTACAGTCTAGGATCACTTGGTTAAGCCCGAGTTCGTTGTCATAAGTATTGTAAAGCCAGTCTATGTCTACTTTTGACACCCAAATCCCGCCAGCCCCACCAAATTGTCCAGCGTACCCATGCAACGATTGTAATATCGTATTCGAAATGCTGAAAGCATCATTCATGCTTTGAGCAAAAATAGACACCTGAAAAACAGGTCGATCAATGCCTTTGTTGTCTTGCGGACCCGTATAGACCGGCTGATGCACATTCCTCAGTTGCCAAGTCAAAAACTTTGGTTCCGTTGCAAAGTTCCGATTGAAGTTTGCATATACGCGAACCGGGGAAACCGTAGTGGTCAACTGCGCTTGTATTGCCACAGCGTAATCGACTGGATTTTGCTGAGTTGTCATACCGGCACCACCGGATCATTACGGAAGCAGATGAACGTCGCTTTCTGACGGTCATTTGATTCACGCACATCAGTAATTCTCCACTCCTTGTTTCGCCAGTAGATCGAGTACAAGTTCTGGTTGTCCACCATCTGCTTGACGTTTGGAGTGTAGTTCAACGTAATACTTACCAAGTCGGTGTAGGCACGATAACGCTCTGAAATCCGCATTGCATTTGATACGTCATGCACCAGTCCGCGAGTGTCAAACCACTTCGTAATTGTCGTGGTGTATTCCCCAACGGAGTCGATTCCGTTGGTTACATTGTTGACGGTCAAACTTTCGTAGCGGACGATTGGCATTACATCACCAGCGGCTTGTACGGACGAAGCAACTGCGCGACCCCAAACGGGATTTCTTTCAAGTTCACATCGGTGCTGTTTGAACGATTGTTGTAAAGATGAGTCAGCATCAACAGACCAGCTTGTTTGATCACCGGATAAGTTGAAAGGTTGCTGGCGTTCTGCGTATAGGTGACAACAATCGGATTAACAATGCTTTGATTAATCTCATTTGGAACCGCATTTAAGATGACGCGGTTGCCAGTCGGATCGTAGGAATATCCGGTGCTTGAAATAGTCACCGGAACGGTGTTTGAAGTTGTATAAACTTCAACCGAGTTAATCTTTACGCCGCCATCAACCTCCGGCAAATCAAGAAACACCTGACTGTCATAGCCGCCCATGTTCCCATAATAGACGCGGTATTTTGTTGCAAAAATCGCCATGCCGAGGAAATCCTCGATGGCCATCCGCGTCGCAACCTCTAGCATCTTCAAATATGTATCTTGACTTTCATCATCATACATATTCAGTTGCGCCGTGATCTCATCAAGAGTCAGCCACGGTGTTACAACGTCCCGCGAAACTTGCTCAACCTTTGCGTAGTTGTAGGGATTGCGAGTCCCCGCATAAAAGGGGGCCAGCGTCATTGATTCGACAGCCATATCGCCCCCCGATTACGCAGCAGATGCACGAACACCAGCGAACGGATCACGCACCGTCGAGACAACCCGCTTCTGCGCGAACATCGTTACGAAGCCGGGAGCAGTTTCCTCCATCATCTGAACGGTCATATCCTCAACATCTGCAATCGTCAGGAAGTGTTCCCAACAAGCGAGATAGATCGGGAATGCGCTTGACAGATACGGATTCGGGATTACGGGCCAACCAAAGATCGACCCAACTGCTCCGCTCTCTCCCGGCTCACCAAGCTCAAGGAACAGCGGCAAGCCAGCGGTGTCTTTCAACTGGCGCAGCGTTTGGATCATTGTCGGGGTCATGTGCCACGCAACGCCGGGGTAGGCCCAATACTGCGACGGCAACGCATTCGCAATATCAACCACCTTGTTGTAGGTAACTGCGGAACCGCCAAGCGAAACCGTTGCGAGCGTGTGGATACCGTTGGTGATTGCAGGACCGCTAGTTCCAAACGCAGCGGAACCAGCGGACAGGTAGCTATCCAGTCCACGCAGACCTTCCGTTGCACCAGTCGAGGTTGTCGTTGAACCGGCTTGATCATTGTTGATCGCCATTGACGCGCCTTCGACTTCTGAGAATTCTTGCATCAGGTCATTGAGTAACGCAGACTCAAGGCCGTTCAGGTCATCGAGCGCGGCAATACGCACCGGCAACTGCGCGGTTACAACACGCGTCGGAAGCTGCCAGAAAGTCGTTGCGGTATTCGGAGAACCGCTATTCGGAGTAAACACGTAGCCCCAAGGATTCGTGGAGTTTGTCGCATTACCAGTCTTCGCAACGAACGCGACCGCCGACTGGTTTGGAACTTTGATGTTGCGCGAACCCATACGGAACGGGTTGACGTAACGAATCGGATCAAAAACATCGTCAAAGTGAGTGCGACCGCCAGCATCCAGACCAGACCCCGTAAGGGTCGATGCCTCACGCAAGTCAATCTTCACTTTCTCGCCAGTTTTTAGCGAGTGTCGGATAGCCTCAACAATCTTTTCTTTTGCACTCATTTTGCCCTCTCAATCAAGGAAAGAGGGGGACTCTCGCCCCCCTCTCTTTGCTTACGCGCCAGTTGCGGTCGAGCGATAGCGGATGATGCTAAACGGATCAACCACGCTGCTGCACAGACGCTTCTCACCATAGAACGTGATGAATCCCGGCTGCGTTTGGTCATAGCGACGCAGAACCATGTTCATACGGTCTACGATGGAATGGCCCCGGCTGAAGTCACCGAACCACATTGGATACAGCGAGGTCGTTGCAGGAGTACCTGCCGACACCGGACTATCAACATAAGCGTTGACCACAACATCGTAGCCCAACAGCTTGCCGACAATACCTTCGTAGACCAGCGGGGACATACGCTCGAACACTGGAGTGCCGTTGTCGTCCTTCAGGCCACGAATGCCAGCCAGCATCAGCGGGGAGATCAGGAACTTGTTCCCGTTGCTCCAATACTGTTGCGGGAGGCTATGCAGGAAAGTAATGATGTCCTCAAACGTGACGTTGTTTGCCGAGCCAGCAGCGTTGGTGGTCAACTGGTCATAGGTAGCAATGTTGTGCATACCGTCAGACGCAGCAGTACCGGACGAACCGAAAGACGCCGCCGAGATCGTGCCGCCGGTATAGGAACCGTTGGCACCGGGATAATAATTCAAACCCCGCAGACCATCGGTTGCACCAGTTGAGGTGGTGGTCGAGCCAGCCTGATCGTTGTTGCTGATCATCGACGCGCCTTCTGCTTGCGAGAACTCGACAAGCATATCGTCGACAATGTTCGACTCAAGACCGTCGATATCGTCAAGCGCAGCGGTACGGACCGGGAACTGGACGTTCAGGTCTTTCAGGTTCAGTTGCCAAATCGACGTGGCTTCAGTCGTTGCAGCGCCGTTGTTCTGGATGGTATAGCCCCATGCCGGTCCAGCGTTGCCAGTCTTTGCGCGGAACTGATAGGTAGCGCCATCCGTCGAGACGTTGCGCGATACGCCACGCATCGGGTTAGCAAGACGCAGACGATGGAACACCGGATCATATCCAGTCCGACCACCAATGCCAGCACCCGAGCCGGTCAGCGCCGAGGCTTCTTTCATGTACGAATCGTACTGATCGACAGACTCAAACACCTTCAGTTCTGTTTGTAC